AATGCAGGACCAAGAGCTTTTACAAAATTAATTATGTTTTTACCAAATGTACCAAAATCTTTAAATGCTAGTTTAACTTGATTGAAAAATCTTGCTCCAAGAGAGTCTTTACTAACTCCTTGGAAAAATTTAGCTAATCGACTATTTTTAAAAAGGTCAACAAAACCAACTCTAAAATTATTAAATCCAAGTTTAATTGCATTAAATAGTTTATCAAATGCAAAAAATTTATAAGCTTTGCTAGCTACATTTGACACAGCTCCACTGATTGCTTTAATTCCTGCCACATATGGTTTTATAAACCCTTGGACTAGACCTATTACAAATCCAACTAAAGCTGTTCTGAATATAAGTCCTATTATACTCATGCCATCTTTGCCAGCAAATGCATCTTGTAATAGTTTATATTGTTTCTTTAATTGTTTAAATTGGTCAAGAAGTGTATCGTTTCTTTCTTCGTCTCTTCTTGCTTCAGCACGATTTCTTAATAATTCTTCTCTATGCTCTTCAAGGTCTTCTAATCTGCCTTCTCTTAATGCAAGTATTAATTCATTTGTTGATTGCAATTGCGCATTGGACAGTTTATGACCTTCATTTTGAATATACTCTTGAAGCTCATTTGAATAAAGAACAGCTTCTTGTTGAAGAGCTGTTTGGTCCTTATTCATTTCATTAAGCTTATCCACTACGTGGTCAAGCGTACTCTTTACTGGTCCTGTTGATGTCAATGTTGAACGCACCATTTAAATCTTCCTATTTTCCGCCAAATGCTTTACCAGCTTCTGATATACCAAATGCACCAAGTGTGACTACCACAAATGATGTATATATTGTTTCAGAAACTTTTAAGTCCATATCCCACACTAGTGCTGTCACTAAGTCTGTGATACCAAATACTGTCATTAGTGTAAAAGATATAAATCCAATAATTGCTTTTTCATTTAAATCATTATCATCTAAAAACAACTCTATGAATCTTCTTTTACGAGGTGCTAATTGCTCTCTTGCTTTTTTAGCTTCATCTTGCATTTCTGCAATAGTATCTTCTGCTGCATCGAGTTTCTCGATGAGCGCCATATACTTATCTAAATCTATTTCGACTTCATTTCTACTGTTATCTTGTCCTTCAGCCATGTCATACTCCCATTTTTCTCTGCTCGTTTTTTATACGCTCATTTTCCTTTTCTATATGTTCCTTGAGGAGAGCTATATATATCTCCCTTTCCCACGGTACCATATCATTTAATTCTGTCAAACTATATCCATGATGTTGCATCATAGCAAAGTTAGACTTGTAATGGTTTACAAGACTATCGTGCGAAAGGCCTACGTAAAAAAACTTTGAAGTCCTCTTAGTTCCTGTGTTTGTTCCTTACCGCAACTGCACGTGTATTCAATTGTTGTACCTAGTGATGGCATACTTTGAAAAAAGTCTGATAATTTCATAAATTGTACTGAACTTAAAGATTCAACAAATTTAGTCAATGATTGTTTTGTTTCATTTTCTGCTGGATATACATCGTCAGCATCAAATATTGAATCAATACAAGCAATTATCATTCCTAATGCATTTTCTACATTTTCCTCAGCATCAGCCATTTTAGAGACTGATTTTACTGATGGATATTTCAATATTACACCAACATCGTCGGTCAACATAATTTTAGTTTGTTCCTCAGTTATTACTGGATGTTCAATGTCTTCAAAATTAACACTTACATCTGTAATACCGTCACATTCTTTATCACTACATTTTACTCGCAAATCAATTGATTCACCAACTGATTTTGACCTTAATGCTAAAAATAATGATTCAATGTCAAACATTGGTAATTCATCTACATTTAGCTCAGTCAGAAGACAAGCTTTAATAACATCTACAACAGCCTTCATAACAACCTCTTGGTTATCAGACTCCATAGCCATCATTAATATTTTTTCTTCTTTCACTAAATACGGTCTATAATCAACTGTTTCTCCAGTTGATGGTAGAACCATACTATACCTCGCGGTATTTAGCTCTGGTAAAGCCATAATATTCTCCTATATTATTATCCAAATATGGATAGCGCGCTTTTAATCAAGCTACCCGTACTACTTAATGGACCTTCCGGTACATATCTATCATAAGCAAAACTCACATTTAATCTACTAATAGTATTTACACTCTCGTTAGAAAGTGGTATTTCACTCATTGTCACAGGGAATGCTCCCTCTAATTTTACACCATATATTGGCGTATTTTGTTCATCTAATTGTTGTATGATAACGTCTGTGACTATGTCTTCTTTATAAGCTACACAGTATTTATCATTATCAACTATATTATTTATCCATGCATCAAACATCGTTTTCATATGATAATCATTTGTCAATAAAAAAGATAGTGATACATCGTCTGTCAAATAACCATAAGGTATTTTAACTAATTGTTTTACAGTTTGTACATCTAATGTACTTATTTGTTTTCCTGGTATTGTCACTGAATCACATAATAAAGAAATATCTCTTGGGTCGTTTACTAAATTTTTTGCACTAAAATTACCTGATATTGCAGAAGAAATTATTCCTTGTAAATTTCCGTTTAAAAGACTTGCTTTTGGCGGTGTAAACATAACATTGAATCTATTAGCTTTTGCTAATCCACCTTTTTTAGATACCAATGATTTTAGTTTATCTATATCGCTCATTATTTTTTTCTATTCCTTGTGTAATAAGCTTTAGTATTTTTTATACTAAACCCTGGGCTTCTTGCTTGTTTAAGACTTTCTTGCCAAACAGCTTGTTTACTACTTTTCTTAAATTGTTCTACTGGTAAGAATATTGCTATTTCCCAGTCCGTCATTGGCACTCTTGCAAATTGTGAACGTACATTTGGTCCTAAGTAATGTTTAAAACATGGCCTGAACTCTTTAAACTTTCTTACACCACTTATTAAATTGTATCTTAAACCAGTAAGTCGTGAACTTTCTTTTGGTTCTGGCGGACCAAATGCCATTAAGTCATCTAAAAATTTAGCTCTCGTATTATATGGTAAATAGTGTAGATTTAATCCATAAAAGCCACCTGGAGCTCCATCAACTAATACAGTTAATGGGAACCTGTCATAATATGGTAAGGTTGCTTTATGCTTTGGGTCATAGAAATACATATACATATTACCACGAACTGCGTTACCAGTTTGCTGTAAAGCTTTATCTTTTAAAAGACCTTGCCTTGGTACTTGCAAATTTTTAACGTTTGCTTGAAACCATTCACGTGATTGTCTTGTACGTGCTTTTACGCCTGCTCTAAAAGCATTTGCTTGTAATGTATCAAATAAACTTGCCATATAAACTATTTATAACAGATTAAAGTATCTTTATGCCTAAATTCTTTAAAGTTTCTTCTGTCCATACTTGGAACTTCCAACCTTTATAATCAGCAAACTGACTTGCCGCTTCCCACTTATCTTGATTCTTTATAAAGGTTAATTGTTCATTAATATATTTTTTAGTTTGACGGCTTCTTTTTTTAGGAGGCTGTGTTTGACTTTTTGGTTTGATTTCAATAAGATATGTTTTCTTATCTTCCATTTGTATTAATAAGTCAACAAAATATCTATGTAATCTTTTATCTATTGATGATTTGTAAGGTACAACTATTTCTTCTGAATTCCATGCTTTAACTTTTGGATTATTTTCACACCATTTAAATGCTTGTTTCTCCCATAAAGAACGATAAACAACTTGTTTTGCGTCACCTATGTACTTTTCTGGATTCTTTAATGTGTATCTACCTTTATAACTCATATAAATAACTCTATAGTAAATATTTATTTATAAGGATTAAAATGGCAGATAAAGATATACAAAAACTTGCAGAACAGTCGGCTCAACAGTTTACATCAGCTGTTAATAGACAGATAGATAAGTTTATTCAACCAAGAACTGAGTTAACTCAAAACCAATTTTACTATTATCCTATGGAATTAAATGGCACAGCAGCAGAGACTGGATTACCATTTATGCGATTTGGATTTGGTGGAACTAATGGTACTAATAACGTTGCTATATTTTTATATCAACCACCTGGTGTTACTGTAAATGATAATGCACAGTATACTGCTATGAATGTAGGTACAATAAGAGGTGGATTGAATCTTTTAAAAAATATAAGAGATGAGAAAAAAGTCACAAGAGGAGACCAAGTTGCTTTAGGTCTTATGTCAAAAGAAAAGCTATTATCACCGGGAAGTTCTGTTGACAAAATAACAAGTGGCGCTGCAATGAAAGCTGGAATAGCTTCAAATCCATATACAAGAACAGCCTTTGAAGGTATAGATGTGAGAGGATATACATTTGCATTTAGATTAGTAGCTGAAAGCGCAAAAGAACAAAATCAAATAAGAGCTATTGAAAGAACATTTAGAAAATTTTTATATCCAAGAAGAGCTGGAGCTGTTGCTTTAGTTTATCCACCATTATGTGATATCACATTTTATTCAGAAGGTAAACGTAATGAATACATGCCTAATATTAAA